CGTCTTTTGAAACGGCGTATTCGTCGTTCATGACGTTGATGTGGCGGAAGCCCAGCGTCTCGATAAGAGCATTTGCTATCTCATGATGCGGGATGGGTTTATGGGTTGATGTTCCGGGAGGGGTAGGCACTAAGGCCAGCTCCGGCCGAGTCAATTTGCGGTCGTAGGCAATGAGCGTGGATTCAGACAAGATGGTTCTCCTTTGAAGTTTTGAAAGGGCAAATTGAGCAAGTATGCTCACAGGGGGACGGTTAGTCGCGGGTCGAAAAGCGCAACGCCGCCGCCCCTGTGAAAACGCTTAGGACTGCGGGAGAACCTGCGTGGAACCGTCCGAGAAAGTGATGGCGACTGAAGTTGCGGTCGGAGCTGCCGGAGCAGTCGGCTGCGCGCTGATGAGCGTGTTCAAGTCGGCGACGCACTGTGAGAGAGCCGCCTCAAAGGCGCTTTCCTCGCTGTTCGCGAGCGCGCTTACTTCCGCCAAGATGCTTTGTAATGTTGGCATGTGATGGTGATGTTTATGTTTGCGACCTTTTTTGTAGTGCATATCTCTCTAAATGCTTACTGGGGAAGTTTTGGCTGCGGAGCGTACTTGCCGAGGCCGTTCTGCTTGTTGAACTCTGCGCGCGCCCAAGCCCATAGGTGCCAGATGCCGAAGCCAACGATAAAAACTGCGTTGATGAAAACCTGCACGTCGCCAATGGCGAGGTTGATGCCGAAAAAGGAAAGAACTGGGATGATGAGGGCTACAAGGGAAACGATACGCTGTGCGACACCCGTGCCAGTGCTGCTGACCCACCAAGCTGATTGATTGTTCATATTGTATTGCGGAAAACCGCGATGGTTTCGACCTTTTAGATAATGGCTTCGACCGCTTCTTCGATTTCTTCGAGGATGGTTTCTTTTTGGGGAGCTGGCATCTGGGAGTCCTGCGCTACGTCCTGAACGACGGTGGCTGAGTGGGAAACGATAGCGCTCTTGATTGCCTGCGCGGTGGCGGGGTCAATCGCCGTGCCGCTCTCAAGGATGAATTCTGAAGTGATGTACTGCTTGGCAATCATCTTCACGGCAAAGGCATCGTCCGGGTCAGCCGAGTCGATGACCTGGATATGGTTTTCGTCGTACCCCGTTGCCACCACGAAATGGCCGTAGGTCGGTGTGGTGAACGTCGGGGTGCTCGTTCCCCAGAATCCGTCATCACACTTGATGAGGAGGAGGACTGCCTTGTTTTGGTAGATGAGCTGGCAGAGCGATTCGAAGTCAGTATTGCCGAACGCGTAGTTTGAAATCTTGCTCTTTGCCGCGTTCGCGTCGATTGCTGGTGTGATGACGGATGCATCGCAGTATTCCGCTGTCGGAAGCATGACGTTGTTTTCCAATGGCTCAAAATCATCCGCGCCTACCTCCTTGAGCCATTTGAAAATTGCCCGCATGTCCGTGCCGGCGTCAATCGGGTAGCCGTCGTACACCGGAGAAGACGGTGTTTTCATTTTGATGACGCCATAGCGCGGGCTCTTGCGCTCCTGCGCGTTCATCGCGTAGAAATCGAGTATGACCTTGAAATGGGTTCCGGCATGCTCGCCGCAGAAGGCCGTCTGGCCCTGAAAGTTGCGCTGGAACCACGAAGAATAATCGACGAGGAAGTTAGCAGGGATGGAAACCGGCGCCGCACCACCGAGGATGAGGTCACGTTCATCCTGTGGTCTTTCAAGTCCTCCTAAGGTTTTGGTTGTGCCATCCATGCTCTAATCATGGGCGTTCTACGCGATTTGTAAAGCTGGGGATAGCACCCCCTTGCGCCCGTTACCTTGATTGGTATAAAGTAGGCGACCAGGTAGGAGAAAACGCATGCCACGTTTGCAGCGCCCACACCTTATTATCGTTCTCAGTTTTGAAAGTGAAGAAGAACTTAACGAACTTCAGAACGAATGTACGCCTACGGAGCCGATGTCCGGTACGCCAGTGGACATAACGGATCAATTGAAAGCAACACAGAGCGAGATGAGCGAATACGATGAATTCAGTAGGATTCTTGCGCAGTTGTGCAAGGAGACCAATAAGTTTACTGGATTAATCGGAACCGCGATGTTCTTTACTCGGAAGTCGATAATGGATTGGCATAAGTCCCATGTCTGGCTCGCCTTCTACTTTTATACCCTCGCCTTCATTCTTGGCATGACTGCGCTCTTCCTACACCTAAATCTTGGAGAACTATTTAGTGTGTTCATATCCTTCCTTAAGGAACTATTGGGAGACCTTCGACTACGACGCCGCAGGCAATCGCACTTTGGTGGTTCATTGGCATTCGCTCTTTGATGAATTGTTAGGATAGGCGAGGCGATTGCGGAATTCCGCAATGGCTTAAGCAGTGGCCGCTGGTGCGGTATTGACGGTCACATTCGCTGGAAGGAGCTGGCGTGCCTTCAAGGCCTCGGCGATAGAGCGTTCGATGGTGAGGATTGAGTCGCGCGTCTCTTTCATGTAGGTCTCAAGCCGCGAGGGGTCGCCCTGGAATAGCTTGATGTATGCGGAATTGACCTCTTGAAGCTGTTTGATTTCCTTCCCTTGCTTTTCCACCAGTATCCGTAGCTCGTCCACTTCGCTACGGAGGGCGGTGATGGCTTTATCCTTGATGTCAATCGTTATTCCCGCGTCCGTGTCGGTCGCGGCTTTCTGGCGTTTCGAGCCGCCCCAAAAAGCTCCTACAATTCCTGCGAGGACGACGATGATGGAACCGATTTTGAAGATTTGGTCAATGGAGATGTTCATGGTGTTTAGTTCGTGATGAGCATGAACAGTTGGCTTACGGTGCAGGTCTCAAATTGGCTTTGGTTGGCGGCATTCAAGAGGCACTGGACAGTGAGCGTAAAAGATGAGGAGAGGTTCGCGGCAATGGCACCAGGGGAAATATCTTCGAGTCCGTTCGCGGAATTTATCGCATACCCTGAACCATACTGTGACGAGGCAGGTGTAGGCACCGTAATCATCGCGTCAAAGATGATGCTCTGACCGGCGGAGGTGGCGGTGTCGCCGGGGATCGTGATGATGGTCGTTCCGTTCATCTGGATACGCCATGATAACGCCGTAATCGTAAGTCCGCCGGCTGTGGTGAGGCAGCCGCGAAGCTGGATTGTCTGGTTGGTGGCAATCGCGGGTATGCTCGAATAGCTTGCAACGGTCGCGTAGGTATCGTTTGTCTGTATCGAAGCGTTCTGGCCTGACACGTCCTTGATGGTGGCCGTCTGTGCGGCGAGAACCCATTGGGGATTCGCACTGGCGCCCTGCGTCTGCAAAGTATATCCTGCTGTTCCCGCAGGCAGCCGCACCCATGCCGCGCCGTTGTAGTACAAGGTATCCCCCTGCGCCTCGCTGCCGGGGTCGAGGATGAAAAGTCCATAGGGATTTGTAAGGCCCGGTCGTACATCGTTCAGAATGTAGCCCTGCCCGCTCTGCTGGTTCTCGTTGTCGAACAAACCAGTTTCGCCAACGACGTTGTAGAGTTCACAAATGGGTATTTTGTTCGTGGGATAGGACGGGGCAACTGGTGAGGAGTTTTCCGTGCCGGTCGTCCATGCAAGGGTGCCACTCGTATCAATCGTGAGTACATCAATACGAGGATGGGAGGATGGCGCGGTGACGGTTGGCGTCGAACCTCCCGTGAAGAGATACCGCGTGCCGGCGAGAAAGTAAGTTCCATCTTGGATGTAGAGCTGCATCGTGTGACTGGTCCAGCTACCACTCGTCACCGTGATGCCGGTGATATTGAAGCTCGTGAGAATATCAGTCAGACCGTTCACGTTCTTATTGAGCGAGAAAGGAACGATGTTTGTCGAACTACCCGGCCACGCCCAGCCGACATAGGACAAGAGGGTTTGGTTCGCCGATGATGCCGCGACTTGTGTCGAGGTCGTAAGATCCGGGCGGCGAAGGAAGTTTACCAGGTTCGTAACGAAGGCGAGCGCAGAGCCGCCGATAAGGACATTGTTCGCTGTCGAGCCGATGGACGTGACAGCGGTTACCGTAATGGTCGTCCCATTGATGACGATGGGGACGACTTGGCCATTGGTGGGTTCAGTTCCCAATGCAAGTACGCCAAGCTGCTGATGAGCGAAGAGGAATGAACCACCCCGCGCATCGTCGCGCTTGTCGTTGTTCTGGGATGCGAGGATATTCTGGCCGGGTCCGATGGGACGGGATTTCATTTTAGGAATTTGCTAGTCCGATATCGATTTCAAGAGTTGTGTCAACGCCGGACGTTTTTGAGTATGGGCTTGAAAATAGCGCGTGATTGAACATGTTGCCTGAGCCGATACTCGAAGTGCCTCCAATGAATGACCCGCATTCGTAATAATCCATGTTGGCGAGTGAGGCATCGGGGAAAAAGAATTGGATGGCGGCAGTGTTGAAACTATCGTCATAGGCAAAGCTCACTGAAGCGCGGTTTGTGGGTGTCGAGAGCCCGGTGTCCGTGTTCGCGGGGCTTATTGATCCGGCGGTCGAGCTGCTGGGCGGCTGCGTGGCGGGGAGAGAGCCGTCCGCCGTATTGTCCGTATAGGTCGTCGTCGTGTTATCCGCGATGCTTGTGAGGAGATAGAATGTCGAACCTCCGGTTTTTGTCCGATAGATATTCCGCCCGGTGATCGTGCCATTGATGCCGGTGGGGATTGCTGTGAGGGATACTTCTTGGCTTGATGGGTTGACGGTCGCACTCGCGGGTCCGGCGGTCGTTTCCCCAGAACCGTTCGTGAAGGTGACCAGATACTGGTACGCGCCCGTGAGCACGCCTGAAGAGCCAGTTGCCACGGCGGGAGCGGTTGCTGGAGCAATGTCGGTTCCTATCTCGCCCCACGCGATGCCGAGCGGGAAATTGAACGAGCCGATATAGCCGCTGATGAGGTACTGGACGAGGATGTCAATGCCATAGTTGGAGGAATCGACGACAAGGTTCTTCTGCTGAAGCTCGATTTTGCCATCGGCAAGAAGTTCCTGCGCAAGCCGGACCTTGCCCATTTTGACGAGGGAATCGTAAAGATGGAGCGTCCCGGCCGGATAGGATCGGATTGTTACTTTGCCTGACACACGTATCCCTTCGCGATTTTTCATGAAGTTGGGTTGGTTAAATCATAACTACGAATACACGGCAAAGCCATAGCGCGGCTGTGGAGAACCGGCGCCATACTTATAAGGCTTGGAGCCGGCCGTTGCCGTAACTGTCTCAGTCATGTCCAAGCTCTCCTCCGAGTCCTCCAAGTTCTCCGTTACGGTGGAATCATCGACAGTCGTTTGAGATGCTTCCTGTTGTAAGACGGTCTGCATGAGGTCGGTGAAGGTGACCACATCCGAGCCGATACATTCAAGTTGGTATTCGAGCATGCCGTTCTCTCCGGGAGCATAGCCAACAGCCGTGGTGTCCTTGATGATGAGGGTATCGACAAGCCCAAAAGCCGGAAGGTCGAAGGTTATCGCCTGACCGATTTTGCATCCGGGAACGAGCGTATTAAACTTCACATCCCAAACCGGATGCCCGAATTGGAGAATCTGCGCCTGCGCGCGCGCCTGTGCTTCGGGGACACTTAAAATCTTGGTATCGGTGATGACGCCCTGATACTCACCATAGGTTGCGATGCTCTCTGAATCGGAGGCATGGGCAACGATGGGAACCTTCGCGCTGCCGAACACTTTGACCGTCTGGCCGCTCGTTGGAGCCCCAGAAGTGAACTGAATCCACCGCTGTGCATCGTTGTACATCACATCGAAATCCGCAGGGTCATCCTGGTTCGCGATACCGATGGTCTGAGACACGCCGTTCAGGGTGACGGTCATCGGCGTCGTGTCGAACGCGTCTGCATTGGCCTCATAGGCATAGGACACACTAAAGAACTGGGTCACTCCGTCGGTCAGGAAACTGTCGATGGTCGTTACTGCGGTGAAGGTCTTTGTATAGGTGCCACCGATGACGTAAACCGAGTTCTGCATGTTGGTCAGATTTTGGTCAACATCGAGGGAATTCCATTCGATGTCCGAACCCGTATATCCCCCATCGGAATTTACAAAAATAGGAGCGGTACCGCCTTCCCCCACACCGTCATCAACATCCCCTAAAAAGAAATGGATGTCTTTGTTCGGGTCGATGTACCAATCCCAGCCAATCAGAGTTGCGAGTGATTGGAGGGCTTTGCTCGGCTGCTGATAATTGAACTTGATGGAAGGGACAACGAAGTTTCCGTACTGGACGTGGTTCGTCGTAAAGCCCTTTGCGCCTAATGGGTCGGCTAGCGCAACGATGGCAAGAACGATGTCATGCGGGTCCATGTTGGCGTAGTTTTCGCGGATGAGAATTCCGCAAAACAAATACCCCCAATCGGTGCAAGTAATGACCCATGTAAGCATCAGACCCTCGATGGTTGCCTCGGTTTCTGTAACGGTGCCGGCCCAGATGAGGCCGGTGGAATCGGAGAGATTTATCGTGTCCCCAACGACGGGCACGGTGACGCCGGCAAGGTTGGCAGCATTTTGGTTGACATTGAAAGTGAACGTTCCGACATCTTTGGTCAACTGACTTAGCGCGGAGATCGTCTTCCAAAGGACCGATGAACTGATATCACTTCCATTACAGCTGACGGTTACAGGATTGGCCATCAGACGGAATAATTAGTCACGGGTCGAAGTCCACGCAGGATTTGCTTTGCGAGCAGATTCCCAATTTGTTTCATCGTTGAATCGTCTGCCGGAAAGATTCCCCCATTTATATTCACGACGATCTGTTGCCCCCCTGCTCCGCCTATACCCGCACTAGCACCGGAGGAAAGCGGGATGACCGCTTCCGGCCCGGATTCTCCAATGAGAGCCAACGTGGGCTGCGTGACGAATCCGCCTGCGGCGAGCATAGGGATGTCGGGGATGCTGAATCCAAGATTGACGGCTGGGGTTGCGAGCTTCGTGCCGGGGATTGAAATCGAAGGCAGAGAAATATGGATGGCATCAAGAGAGTTGATGAAACCGTTGATGACGGAGATGACAGAGTCAACGCCGCTCTTCACGGTATTCTCAATCGTCGTCCAAATTGTGCCGATGAAATTGCTGACATCTGTCCAAATCGTCACTGTGTCGGTCTTGATGAGGTTCCAGTTGGTAGCAATGGCGATTGCGAGGGCAGCGACTACGAGAATTGTCAAGCCAATGGGGCCACTGAGGGCAGCGATAACGACTCCAATGGCTTCGACAACGGGAGTGACGGTGATAATTGCTACGCCTACGACCCCAATCACCAACGCAAGTGCAGCCAACGCTGCGGCGCCGATTACGATGGCATCGGTAAGTTTCGGATGTTCAGTTGCCCACGCAGTAACGTCCGCGATGACGGGTTCGAGGTCTTTCGCTATCGCATCGAGCATGGGTAAAAGGTCATTTCCAATGACGGTGCCCAATGCGGTCATCTGATTGGTGAACTGGGTGAGAGCTGCGCCGGGAGCGCCCGCTGCGACTGTCGCGAGTCCGCCGATGGAGCCGTTCAGAGTTTGCAAAATGATGGCATCGGCTCCGGCGGTGTTCCCCACCTTTGCCATGTTCTCGATCATGGTGACGGTCGCGGCCGGGAAGTCGATATTGCCCTGGCGGATGAGCTGGTTCAATCCTGCAACCGGGTCGGTCAAGGCGTTCGTGAGCATCCGCGTCGCATTGGGAAGGTCAGTCCCCATCTTCGTGGCCAGATTCGCCGCAACGGTAGTGACGGACTGGTAGGAATCCTGCAATTGTTTATGGCTCAAAATAAGTGCTTCGGAAGAGAGTACGTCTTGCTGGGAAAAGAGCGTTGTTGCCTGAACCTGCTGTGCATATGCCTGAACTTGCGAAAGGGGGATTGCAGAACCGGTATCCTTGAGAATCTGTGCGAGCTGGGCGGATGTTTCATCCCAATCCTCGGCGGATGATACGGCGTCGTCCATGCCGCTCTTGATAGCCAGAAAAGCGATGCCGGCAATGGCCGCAAGTCCGCCGTATGCACCGGCGGATGTTGAAGCGGCTTCTTCACCGGATGATGCGATGGTTGCGTTCGCTTCTGCAATCGTGGCGGCAGCTTCCTGCGAACTGATACCCTCGGTCGCCATGAGCTCGATGATTTCATCGGAACTCTGCTGTGCCATGTCGGCGGCTAACGCAAACGACTGCTCCTGAGTGAGCAGTGCGTTTGTTATCTCGCCGGTTGTCTCGTTGACCTGAAGCCCGAATTCTTCGAAGCTGGCGCTCGCTGCGGATGTCGCCTCTGAAACATCTTCGCCTAAAGCACTCGCGGCTTCGCCAACCTCAGCCATCGTTGCGGATGCTTCATCAACGGCAGAGATAATGATTTCGAGCTCGGAGTCCATGAACTAGGATTGGAGGTATTTGTTTGCGGCGTTATAGATCGTCTTACGCTGCTTCGCGCGATGCACCGCACCGACGATGATGAATGCGACGAGGGCTAAGGGACCGCCGGCAAAGACAAGGAGAATGAGTACTGTTTGCATGAATAGCTAAGAATGGTTTCGACCTTTCGACCGCTTTAACTATTCCCCAAAACAGGAATTCTGGCAAGGTCACTGCTTGGACTTGCGCTTAGCGTCTTCCGCTTCCTCGTTCAACAGAGCGGAGAGCGCCGTAATGAACCACTGGGGCTGGCGGCGATACCAGTCCATGCCCTTGTGCATCCGCGCGCAGAGTGCGACTGCTTTCATTTCAGGCGGCAGGTCAGTTCTCCCAAAGGCGAAGGCCTCATGCCAGAGGATCTCTACGCTGGTGTCTTCGCCTCGGAAAAATCCCCCTTGATGAATTTGGCTACTTCGCCTGCGACCGCGACATAGTCGTGGAGTGAGAGCGCGCGGAGGAGCGATGGGATATCTTCTGTCGCGCCGTCAACGGAAACGACGGCTGCGTTTATCAGGCGGCGTGAAAGTTCTTGCTTGGAAACATCAGCGTCGGTGTTCGATGTGTTGGCGTCCAAGAAATCGCCGCCGGTGAGTTCTTTCATAACAACCGTCTTGCCACTTGGCGTGGTAAATGGTTTGGTTTCCATGTAATGAATGGATTTGGTTTATTTCGACCTTAGTAGCCGCTGCTCTTTGCGTTTTGGAGAACGATATTGAGCATCTCCGAGTCAGCGAGTGAATATGTAGCATCCCATTTCAAACTCTGGTAAATGAGGTCTTTTGGGGTCTTCTTAATAGCCAGTTCCTTGAAGTACACCTGATCGAGCGAGATGAGTAGGGACGGGTAGTATGTTGAACCGATGGTGACATCTGTGTTCACGATGCTGACATACATCGCTTGGGCGACTTGCGGAGTCGCTAGGAACGCATTGCGGAAGTCGGTCTCATTTTGGTAGATGGCTTCGAGGGTTCCGCTAACCTTGAATTCCTTGTTGAGGAAATCAGCCGGGGATGTGCTGCCCAACACTTCCTGGTCTTCGATGCTTTCGTCAATGCTCATTTTGAAGTTCTTGAGCGCAATCAGTGCGCCTCCGAAGGTGAATGAGGTGGCGCTGCCGGTGGTAGCCGTGGAAAGGGTGACGGCACTGGCCGATACGATTGCAGTGATTGTCGTGCCTGCGGCGACGTTTGTCCCAGTCACGGTCATACCGACACGCAAGAGCGTGGTGCTGATGCTGAGGCCGGTGAGCGCAGTCGTGGATGATGCCGTTCCTGTGGCTGTGAGCGTGCCGTTCGCGCCCGCAAGGGTCGGCGCGGTGACAAACGTCATGTACTGCGGGATAAAGCGGTTTTCCGCCGTAATCGACGGGCTAAATGTGCTCTGTGATACGCCTTTCTGCGCCCGTGCGGAGCATGAAAGTTGGACGAACTTCTTGAGCTGAACATCAATGTCCATCTTGTGAAGGACACCGTTCGCATAGGAGTAGTCCGTTCCGCCCGCCGGATCATGCAGGAAATAGGTGAGGGTGGGATGCTGTGCCGTTTCGCCGACGGTGAACGTGTGGGTATAAACCCCCGAAGTCACCGTCGCTGTTGCCTGCGCTCCGAGAAGCGAAAGGAATAGGTAACCAGGTGTCGTGTCGGTGAGCGGAATCTTGAAACTGCCATCAGCGTAATTCTTCACGCGATACTCGCCAATGGAATCCTCAATGACGCCGACGGCTTGGTCAGCAGTGGCATTTTCCGCTTTCTCGTCGAAATCAAGGTGGTCGAAGGCGATCCACTCCGACGCGGAACTCTGGGCTGTGCCGCGCGTGGTCTCTTTTGCAAAACCAAAGGACTGTAGTCGTCCGATTTGTTTTGGCATGGTTATTCGTTAGTGGTTTCTGTTGTTTCGGCCTTTACTTCTTCGGTCTGTACTTCAACTGGAGTCACTGGCTGCCGCTTTGCCCTATGTATCTCTTCGGCCTGCTCACGGTTGGGCGCCGTCACGTTCATCGGTTTCCAAATTCCTCCGCCGGGGAAAAAGTACTCCCATGTGAGTTGAGAAGATGCTCTCTGGCTCGTCGGTGTGTCTGCCGCTTTGTTCTGCGCGTCTGATGCACTGATGGCCTTGTTCTGGGCTGCTGGGATATCCACGTTGTTGATTTGATTGGTTTGTTTACTGCACTGCAATGGGCACAATTTGTTTTGCTTTAATGATGATGTAAAAACCCGAATACGTCGAGGACGAGCTATTCACAGGCCCCGGCGGGGCAAGAGTAACCGCCTCAACGCCTCCATTTGCATATCCCTGAAGCGTAAAATCTCCATCGAGTTGCCCGAGGACGGAGTCGATAAGGTACTCAAGGTAGGTCGGATCATTCTTCGGCATGTTGTCCGGCGTCGTGACGACAAGGAGCAACCACTCGTACACCCGGAGATTCGTTGCGGTGTCCTCGTAATCGCTCGAAGGGACGTTCGCGGCGGAAACAACAGCGGCGGGGAAACCAGCAAAGTTGTAGTCCGCGATGTTGAGCTTTGAGCCATCGTCCACAACGTAGGAGTTCAAAACTCCGGCCTGAACAAGCGCCTGAAGGTCGTTTACTATCGCCTGCTTCATGTTTTGCGAAAAAGTGGGGCTGCTAGGCATTGGCTTGTTCCGCTATCGCGGCATTGACGCTAGTGAGAGCTTCGACGAAAAGCGTGTCTATGTCAGGCACGGACGCAGCCAAAATCCTGCCCATGAAGTCGTTCGCCTTCGTCCCCGGATGATGGACGAGAGTGCCGAAGATTTGGCCGGTCTGGGCGTTCGCAAGGACACGCTTATTCACTGGCCGGATGATGTGGGGTTGCGTTCCGAATTCTACATAGGGCGCGTAGCTCGCGCGCGGATACCATCTCGCCCACAACTGCCCAATGTCGAATCCCCAGTTTTGGACAAGATAACCGGTGCGGACTGGAACGGTAGCAGCGGTCGTGAATTTGGCAAGGATGGCCTGCGCGGCGACTACAGCTTTTTGGATGATCGGGGCGGAGATGGCGGGATAGCTGGCCAATGCGTCTTGTAAGGCCGGGAGATTGGGGATGGACACAAGGAAAGTGTTCATGTCAGAAGACGTTGCCTACCCGTTTGTAATTCAAGATGGTCTGCTTATCGAGGGCATCCAAATCGTCTTTCCACGAGATCGTTGATCCGGTGATTCCTTCACTCAACTTCCCCGCCGTTTTGAGCCGCTTGTAAATTCGCTCAACGATGTTGTCGCAGGTGTTCGTGAGGTCGGCTGGAAGCTGGTGCGTTGAGCCATTGCCGGCGTTCTGCCAATCAACCGGATACCCAGCAACATAGGTCGCCCGGAGCATGTTGTTGTAGATCCGAGGCATGACACCATACACACGGATGATGCCTGAATATCCCTGCTGGTCGAGTTCAAATTGGTCAGTGATGAAATTCGTCCACGCGGGATTGCTCGGAGTTCCCGCCCTCCACTGGAAGCTGATAAGGCCTGAAATCTCGAAAGAAGCATTGGCAAGAGTTACCTGCGCGGGTTGGCTCATGGTAATGACACCGTTGGATGCGACGGATTGGACAGTCGTTCCCTGCGGGAAGAGTCCGGTGATGTTGTAAAGAGGCATGCCCGCTACGATGCCGGTGTAGGGCGCAACGGTCACAGTGGGTGAACCCTGCGTGAGGTTTCCTGTAACGATGAGGTAAAGGACCGGCGAATTGCGGAGCAAGAGATATTCCTGCTTCGTCCCCCGGACGCTATACACCTCGTTCGTATATGTCTTTTGCACGAAATGCCCATCGTTCGGGTAGCGTTCCAAACCGCTCTTGTCGCACTGCCGCTCGATGAAATCTGTGGCTGAATTGATGATGCGCGTCAAAAGCGCATCGTTGTCGTCGAGTTGGAGAGTTTCGCGCTCCTTAAACCTGGAGAGCGTTGTAAGTGCCCAAGGGTAAATAGTTTCCTTCGTCATGTAAGTTGATAGCGTTGAGCTCGGATGCCGTACGTGTCTGTTTGTTTATGGCACGGAACACTTCACACTGCAAAAACGAGTTCGCCCATCTTTTTTCAGGTAAACTTTCTTACAATGCTCACACTTCGACTTATGGGGTCTGATTGCCATTTTGATTGCGGGAAACCGCTAGGGATTCCTCGCGTCATGGCACTTCATCCGAAGCGCCATGCGTGCGAAGAATCGAATACTAGGTATTCGACGAATTCGAATCCACCGGGAGCTGGCCGTTGTTGCCAAGAATGATCTGGGCAAAGCCAAGGATTGCCGGGGATGTGCCGCCGGTGAATGCCGGCGTGATGACCGCCCGAAGGTACTGCTGCCGGTTAAGGTTGAGGCCTTCGATGCGTGCCGCGTTCTCGGCAAATGCGGACTCGCAATTCAGCGTAAAGCCGATCACGGTGCCGGTGTTGTCGAGGGCATTGGTCCAGCCGCTGGTGCCGGTCGTGCTCTCTTGGAGCGTGACGACGAGCGCAGCTGCCGACGGGCTTCCCGAAGTTGCCGCACCGTAGGCATAGATCAGGGCATTGTCCGCGGCCGCAGTGTTGACGGAGCTGCCGTTAACCGCTGTGGAACCGGAAAAGCTCTGCGGTGCAAGCGAGGTGCCGCCGATGATTTTAGTGTCATCGTAAGGATTGAAGCGCATGCGAAAAGATATGTTGGCCCCTGCCTTCCTTCGACTTTAATCGGAAGGGAAGAACTTCGAAAAGGGATTGTTTCCGCTTTCGAAGTTCAGCGGGCGGTTTATTCATCCGCCCGGCCCGCACGCAGGAAAACGGGCGAGCCGGAACGGATTTGATCAAACTTAAGACGCTGAGGTCGAGACGAGGCAGAATGCCTTCGGCAGGACTACCACGAGCGCATGGCGGTGCTTGTAAATGATGCCGGTCTGGTCAGCCAAACCGAGCTCTTTGCCCGCCCACACGCCTGATTGGAAGTTGCCGATGCGCATATCGCCCTTGTCGCCAAACGCCAACGCTTTCATGTTTCCGAAGATCATGAAGTTCGTTGAAGCGTTTGTCGTGCCGACAGTGTATGACGGGAGCCAGCGGTTCGTGAAAACCGGGAAGCCCATCATATTGCTCTTAGAGGTGACGGGGCCGCCCATCGGGTCTTTTTCAAGACCAGAATGGTTGGCTGCAAACGCTCCGAAGAACAGGAACGGCAAGCCGGAGGTTGAGGCCTCCTTCTGCGCGATCGCTGCCCATACGGTGCGGTGCATATACCAGGCACAGCCGTCCAAGATGGATTCCTCCATCGTGGCGACGACGTTCGAAGCATCGACAACGGG